CTGCTAGGAGTCGAAAGAGATATGTGTTTCTCCATACCTTAAATCATCTCACTATCTCACCCTAGCGACGATACACCTTATAGCAAGAACGGCCACTCCTATAGGCCATAAATGACTAACCTTGGTGCAGTTAGCTTGCGAAACGCACCTTTTTTTACTAGGGAGAGTTTTATTAAACCAAGTTCAGCAAAAGCAAAAGGCAGACTACTACAGCAAAAGTTTAGAAATATGTTAGTAGATTTTCTTGGACTCGACGAAGATGATCTTGAAAGTCGCCCGATGGGGAGTGCTGGTGAAGATGTAATAATGGGTAAACAATCCAGGGATAAGTTCCCATATTCAATCGAATGTAAGAATCAAGAGTCCATAAATCTTTGGAAAGCCTACGACCAGGCATCAAAAAACTGTAAAGGGTATGAGCCTTTAGTCGTTCTCAAAAGAAATCGTAGTAAGGTATTGGTTTTATTAGATGCAGAGTATTTTGTAAAACTGCATAAAGACTAACGGTTTTCTTCAATCAATTTTTGTAAGTACCACCTGGCTTTACGTAAATCTTCTACGCCATTTTTTTCCTCATACCGCCATAAGTATTTGATGCAACAGGCTTTTAGATGGCCTTTGAATTGCTCTGCACTCATACTGGCTTGGATCGCATCAATACATTGTATCTCGACATCACTTTTGTAGTGGTCAGGGTTTATATTGTCTTTAATTTTATCAGGTGGTCTCATTTTCTAAATCCAGAGTCACGATATTCGGACTGTTATATATAGTTGGTTTATCGCCTTTCATACATCTTTTGATGTTTTCTAGGTGCGTGTTCATTGTTTTCCAAGCAACATCCATTTGCTTATCTGTAATAATAAATATTTTAGTTGCGTAGGGTGGTTTCTTTTCTTGCGCTACAAATACAAATTCTTTTACTTTGTATCCTGCAGCTTCCATACCGCGTCTATACCAGGCAGCTTGCTCTGCGTATCCATACTTCAATACAGAATCTTTAAAATACTCAGGAGAGCAACTGTAAGTGGTTTTGTAATCTACGACTACGATTTCATGTGTTTTATGTGGCCCTCTTGGTTGGCAAATTACATCTGGACGACATTTGCATAATATTTTATCTTCATACCAATAGAATGAAGGTTCAGCTATTTTGCCATCGCCATTCAAATACATATCGCCTTCGGGTATCATGTGGTCACGCATCGCCATAATATCTTTGTATTCGTTTTCTTTGATGCAACACATACCTCTATCAATTATGTCTTTTTTCAATTCTTTATTAACTTTGGTGTATGGAGATCCAACAATCACTCCAACGTCCCTGGTAAACGCATCTTCTCCTTCAACAAGCAAAGAGTGGGCTGCTGTCCCGAAGTTCATTGCAGGAGTGGTTTCCTGGTCTACTTCTAGCGCATGTAACTGGCTTTCACCGAACTTACGCACGTAAGATGAACTGATACCTATATCTGAATGGTAATCCTCATTCGATATATCAGTATAAATAAACGCATCACCGCGTTTTTCACATTCGTATTGATCTAGTGGATGTTTCATTTGATTCTCCTAAAATGGAATTTCATCGTCGAATTCATATTCGTCAGGCTCTTCTTTAGAAGATTTTTTATCTGGAGGGTGTTGTTCTAACTTCCTTTGAAATTCAAAAAAGTCCTCCATCTCTCCTTCTTCTTCATAATCAAGAAGAGTGGTTTGTATTAAATTTTTGTCAAACAAAGGTTCAGGCCAAATTTTAAATTTCTGATATACGGTTCGCATATTTTCTTGAAATGTCTTTTGACTGTCATACATTGGTTTACCGATAGATACCCAATAATCTCGTATGACTTTTAGTCCTTTGCTGTCGCCCTGGTAAATGATGTCAAATTCTGTTTTATCGTATGGCAAATATATAAAACCGCCTTTTTTTCTATTAAAGACGTAACACTTTATAGGTTTACCTAATGTCATTTACGATTCTCCTATTTGCTTTTTCATAGGCATCATCAAAAACTACTGGATAGTGTTCTCTAATATAAGATAGCGCAAAACTCATTCTGTTTATTGATCCGAGATCATCGACAAATAGTCTTGTAAACTCAAGGTCAACTGGCTCAAAAGGTTTGGGCATTTCTATTTGATTGGGTGTTATAGTTATTTTTTGCGGTGCAGCGATATCTTTAAGTGTTTCTTTTAGTTCAGACATTTTATTCTCCAATAAAATAATTGATTGATTGTTAATAGTAAACTTTTATTTGATATTTGTCCAATTATATGTGTATACTTACAGTAACTTTTAACAAAATTAGTTTTGGGCAAGGCAGGACTACATACCATAAAAACAACTACCCCCTGTCTTGCCTTTTTTTAAATCAACATGGAGAAAGGTATGCCTAGATTAGACAACTTTCAAATCTTCGTCCGAAGAATGTACTATCAAAATTGCGCAGAACGCAGAGAAAATAATCAGCAACCTTATCTTAATTGGGAAGAATACTTGGATAAGAATGAAGATTTTCTTAAAAAATTGTATAAGAAGAAAAAAAATGGTTTGTCCTAAATGCGATGATGGCCATATTGTTACGCAACAAGCCGAGCCAGATGTAGGCATTGCAAAAGTTATTTATTGCGATAAATGTGATGAAGAGTACGATCAGTATGAGATTGATGAAATGATGTGTGACTTATGAGTAAAGTAATAATAAAAAGCTCTAAAGTCTATCGAAACTGTTTGTTGAACTTAGTAAAAGATATTGTTAATAAAGAACCTTTAGATGAATATCAAAAAGACAGTATTATCAGCAAAATAGATTTGATAATTAAACAAGAACCTATTATAGAATTGGAGAAATGATATGATAAAACGATTTACAGATAATACCATTTATAACGAAATGATAATGAAAATTATCGGTTTATTTGCAAAACTTGACCTAGAAACTCAAATAACTACTGTTAAAACATTAGCACAAACCATTGAAAGACAACACAACATATCTGAAATGGAAAGAGAGTCATTAGAAGACAAAGAACACTTGCAACAACAACAACATGAAATGATGCAAGCGTTGTCGGAATTAGAAGAAGTTTCAGGCTTATATAAGTGAAACCTCAACTACCAAACAAAAAATATAGAACTATTTACGCTGACCCGCCTTGGAATGAAACAGGCGGTGGAAAGATAAAACGTGGTGCTGATAGGCATTATCCTTTGATGAAAACAAAAGAAATAAAAGAAATGCCCGTAAATGAAATAGCAGACGATGAGTGTTGGTTATATTTGTGGGTTACAAATAATTACCTAAAAGATGGCATACAGGTTCTTGAGTCTTGGGGATTCAGATATGTGACCAACATAGTTTGGTGCAAGGATAAGTTTGGAATAGGTTATTATTTTAGAGGGCAGCATGAACTTTGTTTGTTTGGAGTTAAAGGGAAGCTCAAACCAAAATTAAGGAATATATCAAGTGCTTTTTATGAACCCAGAACAAAACACTCGGAAAAGCCTGATAGAATCAGGCAAGTTATAGAAAACATGAGTTACGAACCAAGAATAGAACTATTTGCAAGACAACGAGCAGATGGTTGGGATAGTTGGGGTAATGAAATAGATGAAACCTCAAGTAGTTCTTAGTTTATTTGATGGTATGTCTTGCGGTCAGATTGCTCTGAATCGTTTAGGCATACCAATCAAAACATATTACGCATCAGAAATAGACCCTTATCCAATTAAAGTCACCCAAGCAAACTACCCAAATACAGTACAGTTGGGTGATGTTAGGGATATATCTTTGGAATCATTACCAGAAAAGCCAGATATTATACTGGCTGGTTCGCCTTGTACTGGATTTAGTTTTGCAGGTAAGAGATTGGCCTTTGATGATCCGCAATCGGTATTGTTTTTTGAGTTTGTCCGTTTACTGAAAGAGATCGAACCTGAATGGTTTCTTTTGGAGAACGTCAAAATGAAAAAAGAGTATCTAAATGTGATTACAGAGCAAGTGGGTGTTGAACCCATACTTTTGAATAGCGCGTCAGTCAGCGCACAAAACAGATGGAGATACTATTGGACTAATATACCTGGGATAAATGAACCCGAAGATAGAGGTATAGTTCTCAGGGATATATTGGAAACAGAGATAGGACAAGAACACTTTTACAAACAAAAATCTATTGATTACATGGAAAGAGGTAACGATAAGTGGCAACAAGCAGGTTCAAGAAGAGCCGATAGATACGAACAAACGCCTGATACTGAAAAATCTTTTACTTTGACAGCTAATTGGCACAAAGGAGTGCCATACAAT